AACTCTAACAGTCAATTATACAAACAAGCAGGCAATAGCGTGACAGTCAATGTTATTTCTGTAATAGCAAAAGAATTGAAATAAAAGGAGAAAAACAAATGCTAAATAAAATCGACATACCAGGAACAACTATCACACTCGAAATCGTAGATAAGACTATCACGATTACAAATAAAATTGAATATGATATGCAGATGCATTTCAGAAATGCGGACGCAGATACCTCTCTTGACGCAAGTGGTGACGTGTTTGAACCGCTCTATTGGCTAGATATTAAGGCAACACCGAAAGTGCCGACAGAGTATCATACGAGCCTTGGGATCAAAAGAGAAAAACGCCACTTGGCAGAGCTTCAGAAGTTCTTTGAATTTGTTGAAGATAACAAGCGCAATCTCTTTGACATTTGCGGTATCAAGGGAGAGCTACAATGAAAAATCTGACATTATCGTTAGACATTTCAACCTCTGCGACAGGCTGGGCTTTATTTGAAGGCTCAGACCTTGTCGAGAGTGGTGTCTTGAAACATAAAAGCAAGTCATTTTTTGAACGTGGGCGCTTCATGGCTGGAGAATTGAGAACTATTCAATTAAGAGCCTTACAAAACTACGAGGGTCATTTTGAGTCAATCGTAGTCGAGAAGAACTCGGTCATGGGTCCTAATCAACAGTCTATGATCAGCATTGGAATTGTGACGGGCATTATACTTGGACGGTTGGTCGCTGACAACGTGTATTTTGTGAACGTGTCGACCTGGCGCAAGTATTGGAAGTTCAGCTATAAAGACCGTAGCAAGAAGTCTATGAAGCTACAGTCGGTTGCTAAAGTGTCCGAGAACTTCGACATGAACGTCAAAGACGACGAGGCCGATGCCATTCTGGTTGGTTCCTACTTTGTAAACCATGGTCATGAATTTGGAGGCCTGGAAAGACACGAGATGAGTTAAAGGAGAATGATATGTTCTATACAGTAACACTTTATTCCAAAAATAGGATAGGCAGGACGCATTTTTTCGAAAAAGAAGCAGAAGCTATCGAATACAAAGCTTGGCTTGAGAATACACATAAAAACAATCAGTCATATCGAGTCAAAATCGAACGGGTGGAATGATGGGAGTAAAGAAAGAATTACTAAAAGGCTACAAACACTCGCTGGAGCTTGCAAAAGAGAGAATAGTCGAGCTTTCTAAACCGACTATAAAATCTTTAGCGCATTCACGTTCAGCAGAGCGTGACTTTCTCAAGAAGAAAGTTAAGTTTTACGAAAGCAAAATAAAGGAGTTAGAAGGGGAATGAAACGATTCATAGCTATATGGATTCTGCTATCTGCTGGGTTGAATATCTGGCAATGCATCCACATTAAAAACCTTGAACAAAAGCGACCGATGCTCGTTTACAAGGCAGATAATAAAGGCGCAGAAATAAAAGGAATAGTCGTTAATAAAGAGAAAATTGGCGACATGCACACAATCACAATCAGAAACAATGGGGTATTCGTGGTTTCTCAAGAGAATTATAATTCTTTAAAAATTGGAGACGAGGTAAATTTTTAAATGGTCAGCAAATTAGTAAAATTACACATTTTGAGTCACGCCTTGGAACATTATCTCAAACGTGAAGGTGCATCTCAAAAAGACATCAGGCAAGAACTTGCAGTCTTGAATGAAATTGAAAAAGAATTAGAGGAGTGCAAAAATGAAAAAAGAATTGATTAAACGCATAGAGGCTTTACCTGCTAAAGACGGGAAAGGTAGACCGTTTGTTGATAAAAAAATAGTAATCGGGTTAATTCAAACCATGGACGAACCGAAACAGCCAACATTAGCCAACATTATCCATCGGATCAAGTTTATGGAAGAAGATTTAAAACAAGAATGGCTTAGTAAAATACTAAAAGAACTTGGAAGCGATTTTGAATTAAAAAAATTCCAAGAAGGTTTTAAGTCAGGATCATGGATTGGTAGACAATTAATAAATGCTGATAAGATTCGGCAAAAATTGAATAAACCAGTGATCCCGCAGTTTGTGGCGGATTGGTATGAAGAACACAAAGATATTTTAGAATATAGTCTTTTTGATTATGTGTATAAATTCGATAAAAAAGCGGAATGTGATTTTAAAGATTGGCTTAATGATTTTAAAACCGAAGCATTCCAAACCCTTGTAAATATGCATCAATTCGGCTACGAGGTCGAGAAAGAACCGAAGTATCTTGTGAAGTTAAAAAACGTTCCTGACCATTTTGGGATTTTGAATTTCGGGAAACATTCAAAAGAGTGGCTTTTTTCAGATTCAAATACAAATAGCCATCATCGAACAGCGCACACCCGCAAAGAACTAGAAGAAGCTGGCTTTGGTGAAGTGTTTAACAGTACATTGTTTGAAGTGGAGGAAGTGGAGGAAGTGGAGTAGATGGCAACATTTGAAATTTTCTTATCTAAAAACGACCTTGAACATATCGCAAACGGACATGATATAAAAATAAAAATTAGTCATGGTAGAGGTTCAAGAATAAATGGAATTATTTTGAAACATGATTTGGTAAATGATACCATGAACCCTTTGATAAATCATAAATATAAACTGATTGACACAGAACAGAAAAATCTTGCTAATAGTTTTATGGGAGGTGCAAGATGACGCCAAAATTTAGAGCGTGGCATAAAGAGCTAGGCAGAATGATGTTAATAGAAATTATGTATTTCTTTTTCTTTGACAACGAGCTTGAAGAGCTTGAATTGAATGATCCAGTTATGAATGATCATATTTCAGTTTATCCTGACGAAATCGTACTCATGCAATCAACAGGACTCAAAGACAAGAACGGTAAGGAAATCTTTGAGGGGGATGTTCTTGAAATTCAGGGACTTAGAATGGTTGTAAAATTCGGAAGTTATAGATACCTTGAACCTTCAAATATGGGCTGTCAATCTTTTGCTGTTGTTTATGACGGGCTTGGTTTTTATGTAAAAACTTTTAATGTCATTGCTCCAGATGACATTAGTCCATTTGAACCAGAAACACTAAAAGAAAGTGTTGTTATTGGAAATGAATTTGAAAATCCAGAACTTTTGGAGGCGGAAGAATGAACCAACTGAAAAAAGATTTTATTTTAGCTATCAATAATTTAAAAATTGATATTATAAACAACTCAGATAAGCTAGACAGCTATGAGCTAGGAAATATCAAGAGACATGCAAGGGATTTATATGAGAGTCTTATATGGTTGCAGTATGCTGCTGAGGAGAATGAAAATTGAAACGATTTATCGCAATCTGGATATTATTATCCGCTGGATTGAATGTCTGGCAGAGTATCCAGATTAAGAAATTAGAAGAAAAGCGACCTATTGTAATCTACAAAGCAGACAATCAAGGCGCAGAAATCAAAGGCAGAGTCGTCCGCAAGGAGAAGATTGGCGACCTGTACACGATTACAATACAGAACTACGGCATTTTCGTAGTCACACAAACAAGCTACGAAACTTTAAGGATTGGAGACGAGGTGAGATTATGAAACCTAAAAAATACCCGTATTCAGGAGTTGCAAAAACAAAGAAAACAACTAAAGAAGAAAAGCTAGAGATGGTGGTCTTTCCTAATATTTCATTAAGAAAAGACATGCTCAAACATATATTTTCAGTTGTTAAAAATCATGACGATACTACCATCATTTATTTCAGGATTTCTAATTTTATGGGACTTTTTGGATACGAGGAACAAAAAGTCAAAGTCAATTTGAAATATGAGGATACTATAAAAATTTTGAATAAAGCAAACTAAAGGAGAGGTAGAGAGTGAGCAAAGCTAAAGAACTCTTGACAGAGTTACAGAGCTTGGACATGGACATCCAAAGCCGTATAGATGAAATCAATGAGCTTGAGGCTGGGCTACTCTCAAGCCCTAAATGGACTGATGTAAAAGTCCAAAGTGGCCAAGTTAGAAAAATTGATGATGTATATGCTCAGTTAATTACTATGAAACAAGAGATAGAGCGTGACATTAAAGAAATCATAGATAGAAAGCTAGAACTGAGCAGGCTAATCAATAAGCTGTCAAATCCGAAATATAGGACAGTATTAAGGATGACATACATAAATAAAATGTATGTGGATGACATCTGTGACAAGATGGAGATCAGTAGGACTACATTCTATACATGGAGAGGCTTAGCTATTAGTGAGTTAAATGATTTACTAAATCGGACTAAATCGGACTAATAAGGCTAAAAATTGTTAGCACGGTTTTTAAAATCTGATAAAATGATAGTGTCAAATGCTGAAAAGGTTTGATATTATCTCCTTATGTTTTGAGAGGCTACGGCCTCTTATGGTAGTGGTAAAGGTTACGGTGAACCTCTAAAAATGTTGCTCCTACGGTTCGCCTCTGGTTCAATTCCAGACACTATCTTAATGACTACGAAAATAAAAAAACAAATGTAGTATCTATCAGTTGCAGGGTAGTAGTCGCCTTGCAGTTAGAATGTAGCTCAACGGTGGAGCGATATGACTATAAAGGGTCTGAAACGTATGCAGGTTCAATTCCTGTCATTCTAATTGTATCTCTGTGAGTAGCTATCACAATAGGGATACAGGGCGGTAATTAGATTTAGGCTGATTAACCTGTAGGAAAGAGATAAAGTAGCGCTATATAAGGCTCTTGTGGGGGAGGCACCCACTTACCGCATACAGTCACTCATTGAGTGGCTTTTTATTTTGTCGAAAGGAGGTAGTCCATTGAGTGGATAAATTAACCCCAAAACAAGAGCTATTTGTCCAAGGGATAATTTCAGGACTATCCCAAAGGCAAGCATATAGGCAGGCTTTCCCAACTTCTAAAAAGTGGAAAGATAGCACGGTCGACGTTAAAGCAAGCGAACTTCTTCAAAATGGTAAGGTTTTGGTAAGGTATCGTGAGCTTTTAAAACAGTTCTCTAATATGTCTTTATGGTCTAGAGAGCAGGCTTTTAACGAGTATGAATGGCTCAAAAATAAGGCTAGGGCAAGTATCGAGAATGGCGGCATCAGACAAGCTAATTCAAATGCCTTTCTTTCGGCTTTGGACGGTATGAATAATATGACCTTCCATGACTTAGAGTTAATCGATGAAAAACTGAAACTAGAAATCGAAAAACTCAAAACTCAAATCGGCGAGGATAATGAACAAAATGACAAACTTGTTGAGTTTGCTAAGGCTTTGAGAGGTGCTTTTAATGACAAGTAAATTCACCCCCAAACAGGAGCAAGTTCTTAAGCGGGTTTTGAATGATGATTTTTTTATTTGTGGTCTGCATGGTGCAAAGCGTTCAGGTAAAACCGTTCTAAACAATATGATTTTCATGAATGAGATTGCACGAGTGAGAGAGATAGCTGATAGATTAAACATTGATGAGCCGATGTATATTTTAGCAGGAACGTCTTCAACATCGATACAAAACAATATCATTCAAGAACTGTATAACATGTTTGATATTGAACCTAAATACGATAAGCATGGGGCATTTATCCTTTGTGGAGTAAAGGTTATTCAAGTTTATACTGGTTCAATTTCTGGACTAAAACGTGCCCGTGGTTTCACTGCTTTTGGAGCTTACATAAACGAGGCATCACTTGCTAATGAGCAAGTGTTTAAAGAAATCATCTCACGTTGCTCAGGAGAAGGTGCACGGATTGTTTGGGACAGTAACCCAGATATCCCAACTCACTGGCTCAGACGAGATTATATCAACTCTGGAGACGATATGATTATAGATTTCCATTTCAAGTTAGATGATAATACATTCATGTCTGATAGATACCGAGAGAATATCAAAAATGCTACACCAGAGGGTGTTTTCTACGACCGAGATATTCTAGGTTTGTGGGTAACTGGCGAGGGTGTAGTCTATCGTGACTTTAGTGAGAAGATGTTTGTGGATGAAGTTCCAGAAGATATCACGAAGATATACGCTGGAGTGGACTGGGGATATGAACACTACGGTTCTATCGTGGTTATTGGTGAAACCTCAGACGGTTCGGTTTATCTCTTAGAGGAACACGCACACCAACATCAAGAGATTGATTTTTGGGTGGGCATTGCTAAAGATATAAAAGCTCGCTATGGGAATATCACGTTTTGGGCAGATAGCGCACGACCTGAACACGTAGCTAGATTTCAAAGGGAACAAATCAAGACCTTTAACGCAAACAAAGCAGTTTTGTCAGGAATTGAAGAAGTCGCTAAGCTCATGAAAGCTGGGCGCTTTTTTGTTGTGTCAGATAAAGTTAGCCGATTTAAAGACGAGGTCTACCAGTATATCTGGAATGAGAAAACAGGCGAACCGATAAAAGAAAACGACGACGTATTGGATGCCCTACGCTATGCGATTTACTCAAAACAAACACAACCAAAAGCAACCGTTAAGAGAAAATCACTTTACGGTTTGTAGAAAGGGAGAATATGTATAAATACTTAACCTATCCACGGGATGGATATGACGAAACAAATCTAAATGCTGAATTGATTTATAAGCTGATCCGAAAGCATGCAATCGAGCGAGATGAATTAAGCAAATTAAAGCGTTATTACATCGGAGAACATTCTATTCTCAAACATGAAAGGCGCAATCCTAACGCTCCAAACTTTAAAACAGTAGCCAATCATGCGAAGGATATTGCAGACACGGCCACAGGTTACTTCCTTGGCAGTCCGATTACCTACAACAACACAGGCGAGAGCGACCTTGAACCGCTACTTGTTGCATTTGATAATGCAGAAATCGACCAAGTAGACACACAGAACGCTCTGAACATGGCTATTTATGGTCGTGCTTATGAATACATCTATGTCAAGGAAGGTCTGAACGAGCTTGATTCAGCTAGTCTTGATGTCGAGAATACGTTTATGGTTTACGATGACAGCATCGAACGCAAAGCCTTGTTTGCGGTCTACTACTACGAGGTAAAGGATGACTCGAAAGATACGAAGACATACCAAGCAGAAGTCTTTACTCAGAACTTGCATTATCACATTGTTTTGCGTGACTCGTCAGGTTCGTATGTGAAAAAACTTGATGTTGAGCCACACCACCTTGGTCAAATCCCAATCATTGAGTACAAAAATAACAATTTTGCGATTGGTGATTATGAACAACAAATCAGCTTAATTGATGCTTACAACTCATTAATGGGTAACCGTGTAAATGACAAAGAGCAAGCGATTGAGTCTATCCTTGTTCTGTACGGAGCGCAATTAGGCGACACGCCTGAAGAAACCCACAAAGCTATGTCTATCCTCAACGAAGAAGGTCTTTTGGAGCTTCCAATGGATTCTAAGGCTGACTTCTTGAAAAACTTGCTGGATGAGGGTGCCACTGAAATCCTACGTAAAGCCTTGAAAGAGGACATTTACACATTTAGCCACGTACCGAACCTGACAGACGAGAACTTTGCAGGTAACAGTTCAGGCGTTGCTATGGAGTACAAGCTACTCGGCCTTGAAATGATTACTAAAATCAAAGAGGCAAACTACAAACGTGGTATCCGTCAACGTATCAGTATCTTTGCTAAATACTTAGGCTTACAACAAATTGCACTTGATGCAAACTCGATAGTACCTCAGTTTAGCCGTGGTTTACCTAAGAATTTACTTGAATTGTCACAGGTTATCAATAACCTTGACGGCAAGGTTACGCTCAGACAGCTTATTTCGCTCTTACCGTTTGTTGAGGATCCTGACGCTGAGATTGAGGCTTTAAGCGAAGAGAAAGAAAAGAACATGGAACGTGTGCCATTCTTTAATCAGGTAAACACGAAGCCAGACGAAGAGGTAGCAGATGAACAACAAGGACTACTGGAGCCAGAGGAAGGCTAATCTCATCTATGAGCAGATGGATAAGGCTGAGAAGCGAGCAGACAAATTCGACAGGGTTTACGAAGAAGCCAAGGATTACCTTGATAAAGAAATAAATAAAATCTTCGATAAATTCCAGCGTGATTATGGGTTGAGCGAGAATGTAGCACGGCAGGTCTTAAAAACCATGAAGGACAAAAAAGACCTTGCTAATCTACGCAGAATGCTCGAAGCTAGACCAAACGACCCAAACATACAACGGTTGCTTGCTGATTTAGACAGTCCAGCTTATAGCTATCGTATGAAGCGCCTTGAACGTTTGAGCGACGATTTAGATCGTATTCGTGAATCTATCTACCATTCAGAGAAGACAGGCTCAGATGCCTTTTATAGCGATTTGATGAAAGATAGCTATTATAAGGCTACCTTTGACTTGCAGCAGAAAACAGGGCTGGCATACGGCTTTTCTGGGCTTCCTGAGAGCGAGATAAAACATCTACAGTCTTTTAGTTGGGTAGGCGACGGAAGTACGTATTCAACAGACATCTGGAAGAATACAGGAAAGCTTACTTCCAGCATAAAAGATGAACTACTCATGAGCCTCATGACAGGTCGAGATATACGAGGAACTGCACAAGCAATTGCTGAGAGATTTAATGCAGGTCAGAATGATGCAAGGCGTTTGGTTCGGACAGAATCGGCTTTTTTTCACAACCAAATGGAACTACTCAGCTATGAGGAAGCGGATATAGAGAAGTATATCTTTGTGGCTGTCTTAGATAAGCGTACATCACGTATTTGTCAGGAGCACGATAATGTAGTTTATCGAGTGGATGAAGCTGTACCGGGCGTCAATTATCCACCACTACATCCTTGGTGTAGGTCTACGACTATCGCTCATGATGAAGATATTGATTACAGTAAATTAGAGCGTAGGGCTAGAGATCCTGAAACTGGAAAAGTCGAGTATGTGCCTGCTGATATGAGTTATAAAGAGTGGTATAGCAAATATGTAGCCGATAAGGAAGTTGTTAAAGAATCTAAGCCAGAAGTGGATGACAAAGTTTTTGTAGCTGATGACACAAATGAAATAGACGACTTCTTTAAGAAACAAAAATCTTATCAGAAGTGGTATAATGGACTTAACGAAAAACAAAAAGATGCGATTTTTAATTACACTATGTCTCCTCATGAGCAAATAAACTCCGTGATGAGACAAGGTTATGAAGAATACAGAAAAAATGGTTTAAGGGGAATTGAAACATCTGAAATTCCTTATGTTGAAAGATATTTACAAGAAAACCTAGAGCATTCCAAAATGTTAGAAACTGTATTTGGAAGCTATGAGACCGAAGAAAGTTTTATAACTTATCGTGGAACTACGGCAGAACAATCGTACTTTAATAACTTAATTGTCGGTCAGACTACTGTAATCGACAAGGCTTTTATGAGTACAAGTTTAGCGAAAAAAGAAGCATTAAACTTCTCTAATGATGGGATTGGAGAAAGATATCTATTGGATATTACAGTAAGAAAAGGTTCTAAATCAGGAGTATACATATCTGAGCTTTCGGATATGCCCGAAGAAAAAGAATTTCTTATCAAACCATCTGCTAAATTTAAAGTAATATCCGTAGATAAAAATTCATCTGGATTGAATTTGATAAGTTTGGAGTTGCAAGATGATTAAAAAAAGATTTTTAGAGCCATTTCAAGATATTCCAAGTGTTAGAGCTGATATTCTAGTTTTTACCCATAGTTTATCTCTAAAACCTATTGTTTCGTTTTTGAAGTCAGCTAGTGATGAAGAATTGCATAGAATGGGTAAAGCCGTTTTTTATCTCTATCCTGCCAATATTCGGGAACAGTTGGCTAATAAGAGAAAAAAATCGGTAGATTATAGTTTCATTGACGACTACACTCGTACATACAAGATTGATTCTACTACTACATCTAAAGATAAGTCTCGGGGTAGTGCATTGCTTGCATTTTTGCGAGAAAATCCTGACATGAATGCAAAAGATTTTTGTAAAAAACTTAAATTATAATACGAATTAAGCACCTAGAGAAATCTAAGTGCTTTTTTCGTGCTCAGAAAGGAGTGAAAAACATGTTTATTTGGGAATGGGTTTTAATTGCTCTAGGGTGGTTGGTATTCCTACCACTGGTGTCTTTTATCTTTTTGTTTATGAAAAACTTAAACAAAGAGCTTAAGAAAAGAAAGTAGGTGATCCGACATCTTGACTGGCAGGAATAGACTGCTGTTTAATATCGTATTTCTAACCGTATATAACCTATACGGTTTTTTGATTGTCCGAGCATTGAAGACATAAAAAGCCATGGAATTATATAGTCGGGGACGACTTTAAAAATAGGAGGTTCGCAATGAACGAAGAAACACAAACAGTCGAAGTCGAAACGGTTGAAGAGCAAAAGGTACCTGCAGAACCTGCACAACAACCGCAAGACGAAAAGAAGTACACTGATGCAGATGTTGACGAAATCATCAACAAGAAATTTGCCAAGTGGAAATCAGATCAAGAAGCCAAGGAAACCGAAGCTAAAAAACTTGCCAAGATGAACGCTGACGAGAAAAAAGAATATCAGTTAGATCAGCGTGAGCAAGAACTAGCTGATCGTGAACAGGTACTTGCTCGTAAAGAATTGACCGCAGAAGCTAAGGCAATGCTAAGCGAACGTGGCTTACCAGTTGAATTAGTAGCTGTAGTTGATTTATCAAACGCTGAAGCTGTGACTGAATCAGTCGCAAGCATTCAGAAAACGTGGGAGGATGCAGTCCAGAAAGGCGTATCTGACCGCATGAAAGGTAGCGCGCCTATTAAGACTGCGCCACAACAATCGACAGAGCTTACCAAAGCTCAATTTTACAGAATGAGCCATGCAGAGAAGGCGAATTTGAAACAAACAAATCCTGAACTGTATAACTCATTTTTGGATTAATTAAAAGGAGAATTTAAAAAATGACACAAACTAAAATTGCAAATCTTGTAAATCCTCAGGTAATGGGCGACATGGTCGCAGCGAAGCTACCTAAAAAGCTACGTGTTGCACCATTCGCAACAATTGACCGTACTTTGGTAGGTGTACCTGGTAACACTATCACAGTCCCATCTTACACATACATTGGCGATGCTGAAGACGTAAACGAAGGCGTAGAAGCTGGTGTTGTTACTCTTGGTACTTCTACTAAGACTGCTACAATCAAAAAAGCAATGAAGGCAGTAGAATTGACAGACGAGGCAGTTCTTTCAGGTTACGGAGATCCAGTAGGAAACGCAGAAAATCAACTTGCACTTGCAGTTGCATCTAAAATCGATAACGATGCCTTGGATGCTCTTTTGGCAACAAACACACGCAAATACGACTCTAAAACTAAAGCAATCAGCTATGACGTTATCGTAGATGCTATTGATTTGTTTGAAGAAGAAGTCAACACAGAAAAAGTAATGTTTGTCAATCCTAAACAAGTAACTACTTTGCGTAAGGATCCAAACTTTATCTCAGCTGATAAATATCCAGCTAACGTGATCATGACTGGGGAAATTGGTACAATTGCGAACACTCGCATCGTGCCAACCAAGAAAGTTAAGCTTGATACAACTAGCGCATTCTACACTTGCCCTATCATCAAACTTACACATGACGACGAAACTGAACAAGACACTGCAGCATTGACAGTTTACCTTAAACGTGATCCAAACGTCGAAGTTGACCGTAAGTCTTTGAAACGTACCACTGAAATCTCAATCGACGAGTTCTACACAGTGGCTGTTTCAGACGACTCTAAAGTAGTATTGGCGGACATTAAGAAATAATGAAAGTTAAAGCTATACAATCATTCAATGATTGGGAAGCTGGGATTAGACGACTAGAAAATGAAGTCTTTGAAATTACGGACGAGCGCTTTGAGGTGCTTGAAAATAATCTAAAGGTTAGTTTTAGCGTGTCTATTTCAGAAGTCCTTGAAATCATTGAAGATGAAATCGTGCAAGGAGACAAGAAGACTCCTTTAGATTAGGAGGCCTTATGGATCTTGAAAAACTAAAAACACTAATTGGCGAGAGCGACGAGGCTGTCCTCTCGCTTTTGCTTTTAAGGGCTGAAAATATTATCTTATCTGAAACTAACCGAGACAAACTTACACCTGCCCTTGAACGGTTGGTACCCGAGGTTGTTATTGAGCTCCACAACCGTTCAGGAAGCGAAGGAGAGCAATCTAGGAGCGAGGGCGGTATATCTGTTACCTACTCCGACAACGGGTTGTCTACGGGCGTTTTACAGCGTATACGAATGCATCGCTTAGCAAGGGTGGCGGGCCATGTTTTTGAAAAAGAATAGACTGAAACCCTACCCTCTCAGGAAGTTTGAAAAAACTGTATCAGATGAGGGTGTTGTTAAAGAAGGTTATGCGAGTAATGTTGCTGAAATAATGCTTGAATTGTGGCCAGCTAGTAGCCAGCTACAATCTGAAATCTACGGTGACCGTGTCAATGATATTTTGAACGCAAATGCGATCAAGAGTGCAGACATCAACGTGAAAGACGGGGTCTGTATCGATAGTAAGACAGAGGTCACACATCGGGTTATTTCAAAGAAAGTATACAGTCAACATCAAGTCTTGGAGTTAGAACGTGTCAGAGCTTCTAGGGGCAGATAGGTTAATCGCTAAATGCCGTAAATTATACGGCGCAAAAGCGACCGATATTACTAGACAAGCTGTCTTGCATGCTTCTAAGACCATCGTTCAGGCAGATGCTAAACTCAGAGCGCCAGCGAATGAGGGCGAACTAAGAAATAGTATTAAAGTAAGGGTTAAAATGGAGGGCGACCGAGTTGTTGGGGAGGTATTCACAAACCTTGACCATGCTGCTTATGTTGAACTTGGAACAGGACCAAAAGGTCAAGCAAGCCACGCTGGGATTTCCCCTGACGTGAACGTGTCTTATCGTTCTAGCCCTTGGTACGTGCATGAAGACCAGATTGACGTAGGACCTTATCACTTCCAGAAGATTGGGGAATTCTACAAAATGTACGGTCAGCCAGCGCAACCGTACCTATACCCTGCTTTGAAAGAAAATCACGACCGTATATCAAACAAC